TCAGAAGGTTAGGGGTTCGAATCCCTTCGGGCGCGCCACCGACGCATCGTCACCCTCATCCCCAGCCGGGCCAGTTGGCTGGGGATTTTCGTTGTAAATGCCCAGCGTCCAGGACGCTGGCACTCCGGTAATCAGCTCGACTCGACGAGCCAAGGCCACGACATCGCGCGGCCTGCTGTTTCCGGACTCCCACCCGCCGTAACTGCCGGCAGTCACTTGCAGCAGCTCCGCGAACTCGCGTTGCTGCAGGCCAGTCGTTAGCCGAACCTTCCGGAGCCGGTCGGCGAGCGTCCACTCTGGGATGCGCACTCTGGCTTGCTCGGTCATGTTCTGCATGACCGCATCATGGCACCCCATGCAAATCAGCGCAAGATGCGCGCGACACGCTGGCGTCGAATCACATCGTTGACATTGTCTTGCCACGCATGCTTGAGTCTGCGCCATGCAACTCAAGCATGCGTGGAACGGAGACGAGGAACTGATCCCTGTCGGCGAGGCGGCCTCGATGCTGGGCGTGCACCCGGACACGCTGAAGCGCTGGGAACGCGCTGGCAAGATCACCTCGGATCGCACACCGACCGGGCATCGCCGATTCCGCCGCGGTGACGTCCGGACCCTCCTCACGCCGGCGGCGAGCAACCCGTGACGGCCCAGCGCGAGCCGCTGCGGCTGTACCCGACCCGCCGGCACCCCACGCCGGCGAACCCGTCGCCCGAGTGGACCGCGGCCAAGGCCGCCGAGCGCGAGCGCGGCGACCTGATCGGCCGGACCCGCGCCGCGTTGATGCGGCTGGTGAAGGTCATCGACGAGGTGGCCGACCTCGACCGCGACGGCTACCTGGAGGTCGCGGCCGAGCGGGTCGACCAGCAGCACGAGCGAGCGGCGGAGCTGCTGTTCGAGCTGGGCACCGAGCTGGCCGGCGTGCTGAACAGGTCGGGCTCCCGGGCGACCGACACCGGCAAGGCCAGCGAGTGGTTCGCCTGGCTCGAACGGCAGCCGTTCTACCGCGATGGAGACGGCGAGTGGGACGCATCCGACGTCTCCGCCGCTCTCGCGTTCGCCGGGGCGGTGATCCCGTGAGCAAGGACCGCGAAGTCGCGCGGCAGGCCCGCGAGCGCGAGGAAGCCGCGAACCGGCGGGTCGCGCGTACCGAACGATCGCGGCGCCGCGGTGAGGCGACACGCGACGACGGCGGCCAGGCCGTCGACCGCGCCAACATGGCCGCCCGCGCCCGCGCTGCACTCGAGCGGCACGGCTACACGGAGGACTGACTGAGCGCCCGGGTGGCGCCGGTGACTCCCTGCCCCGGCGCCACCCGGGAACCACCAGACGTGGATCGGCGGGCGCCGACCGGACCATCCCCGGAATGGCCGGCACCCGCCTTGACCAAGAGATCGGAGTATCCCATGACCGACACCATGGCACCGGACGCCCCGCTGAGCGGCGGCCAGTACGTGTACGAGCTGCTGCGCAAGACGCGGCGGGAGGAGCTGCTGCGCGAGCGGGCCGAGGTCGAGCGGGCCGCGGTCCGGCTGATGGCGTCCGCGCTGCGCATGGGCGGCGTCTATGGCGGCATTGTCGCGGCGCTGCAGATCGCCGTCGAGACCGCGGTCGACCTGGTCGAGCTGGACCGCCGCCTCGCCGGCTACACGGTGCCGGCCGCGACGCAGGAGTTCGACCACGCCGTCGACCAGGCGCTCGCGCTGGCCGGCGACGGCGGCTGGCGGGCTGACGCCGCCATGTCGACGACGGCGGCCCGCTGGGTTCCGAACCGGCCTGCGGTGGTGACGCAGTGACCCGCCGCCGAGACCGGCCCGTCGTCGTCGAGCCGCTGCTTCTGCCGCTCGAGGTCGCGGAGCTGTTCCGGGTGAACGTGAAGACGGTCAGCCGGTGGGCCGAGGCCGGGAAGCTCACCCCCGTCTACACGCCGGGCGGGCACCGCCGCTACCGCGAGGCCCAGGTCCTCGCGCTCCGCAACGGCGGCGCACGGTGACGGCGGCGGCGCGGTCGGTGGCGACGCTGTCCGGTGAAGACATCGGCCGGCGGGTCATCGTGACCGAGCAGCATGCGCCCAACCTGACGACCGGACCCACCCGGATCGCCGGCGTCCTCGTCCGGGTCGTGCATCAGCGCGCACGGACGTGGGTGGTCCTGGACGGGCGGCCGTTCCTGCTGGTGCCGGAGCGGTGCACGGTGGAGGTGATCGAGTCGTGATCCGCGAGTTCGTCGCCGTGTGGGGCCTGTCCATCGTCATCAGCCTCGGCACCTTCCGCGCGGCCCGACTCGTGCGGCCGGCGTCCCCTGCGTGGCCGCCGGCACCCGCACGTCGCGTCGCGGGACGGTCCTGGCGGCCGTCGCTGCGGTCCGGTCGAGGCCGGTACCGGACCGCGCCATGACGGCCGTGCAGCTGGACCTGTTCGGCGAGGTGCTGACCTCCGAGACGCGCCGCGTCGTCGACGGGCTCGCGTGCCTGCGTGACGCGCACCCGCGCGCGCTGGACCTCATGCTCGGTGAGCGGCGCCCGGACACTGGCGAGATCAAGGTCGGCGCGTCCGGGCCGTGGGCGTACAGCGTGCGCCGGGCCGGCTTCTACTTCGAGGACCGCGGCGGGTGGGGTGGCTGGTACGCGCGGCCGGCGCACCTGCTCACGTGGAGCGAGCTGGACGCGCTCGTCGGCGGCGACGCCCGGCTGCTCGAGGTGCGGGCGTGGTCGGAGTCGCTGCACGGCGTCGGCGGGCGGAATGACCGCATGCGGCCGCACGAGCTGTGGCCCGACCCGGGCGGCTGGCACCCGAGCTACATCGAGGGCGACCACGAGCGGCCCGGCTGGGACGAGCGCATCACCGCCTGGCGCACGGTGCTGGCGATCCTCGATGACGCGATCGCTCGGGAGTCGCGATGACGACGACCACCCACCAGCGGCGCTGGTTCATCGACGTGTACGGGGTGTGGCACCGGCAGGCCCAGCGCGACGTTGCCGAGTGCGGCGCCCGGGCGGCCCGCGGCATCGGCCCGATGATGATCGGCGGCGCACCCGCCAACGGGATCGTGTGCGAGGACTGCGAGGACGACCCGTGAGCCGCACGGACGGCATGCGCCGCGGCCCGGACGGGGACCTCGTGCCCGAGCCGTCGGAGCGGCACGACTGCCTCGACGGCTGGGCCGGCGAGGACCACACCGGCCGCCCGATCCCGTGCCCGATCTGCCGCCCGCACGTCCAGCGCCGCCAGCTGCCCGGCGGCCCCACGATCACGACCGCACGACCCGATCCCCGCGAGAGGCCACGACCATGACCCTCAACCCTGTCGCGTGACGGCTTGGACCCCACCCTCTGGCAGGCCGGCGACCCGTCGGCCCTCCCACCATGCCTCAACGGATTCGCGCAGATCCCCGCGAGCCTGCTCGGCGAGGGACTGTCCGCCCGCGCGATCCAGGTCTGGGCGCTGCTCGACGTCCACCAGGGTTCACGTGCGGACACGTGGACCTCCCGAGCCCACCTCGCCGGCGACATGGGCTGCGTGACCGACACCGTCGACCGTGCCGTCGCCGAACTCGAGGAGGCCGGCCTGGTCATCGTCGACCGTGGGGTCGGGCGAAGACGCACCAACCGCTACCGGCTACAGCACCGCCCGAATGGCCGCAGATCTGCGGCTACATCACAGCAATACAGCCGCAGGAATGCGGACCCAATGGCCGCAAATTTGCGGCCCAGAACCATAAGTAAAGAACCAGAGATCAGGGGTACAGCAGGTGACCAAGGTCCAGACCGCGCGCACGAGCGTTGCGAGCTGCACTGGCTGCCGCTGCCGTGCCGTGGATGCGCCGCCGACCGCAAGGCCGGCGACCAGATCGCTCCCCGATCGAGCCGACCCGAGCACGCAGCGGACCCCGGCACTCGGGTCGAGCCCCCGCCATCCCCGCCACGACGACGCCGCCGACGGTCACGCCGCACCCCACGACCCACCGAGTGAGGCAAGCTATGCAGAGCTACACCCATCGACACGAGGGGAGGCGACGATGACGACCTGGCTTGCCGGTGCACGCACAGACGCCCGCACCCGCACCATGCTCGACGCGGCCGAGCGCATCGCCGACCTCCAGACGATCGTCGTCCAGGGGTCCTACAGCGACGGCACCGCCAGCGCCGGCACCCACGCCGGCGGCGGCGCGCTCGACCTGCGCACCTGGCACCTGACCACCCTGCAGCGCGGCCGGCTGCTGCTGGCGCTGCGGACGGTCGGCTTCGCCGCCTGGTACCGCACCAAGGCGCAGGGGTTCGACCCACACATCCACGCGATCGCCATCGGCTGCTCGGACCTCTCGCCGAGCGCCCGTGCGCAGGTCGCCGACTACTACGACCGCAAGAACGGCCTGGCCAACGACGGCCCGGACGACGGGCCTTGGATGCGACCGATCAAGACGTGGGAGCAGTACCAGGCCGACCAGAACGAGGACCTGCCCGACACGGGCACACCCGACGATGATGGAGACGACGACATGGCGACACCAGAGGACGTGTGGGGCTACGAGAACGACGGCGTGGTCCCGAACACCGACGCGTTCGGCGTCCTCGTGACGACGATGGCCAAGGCCGACGTCGCCGCGGACAAGGCCGACTACGCGACCAAGCAGCTGAACTCGGTGGCGGCGGGCGTCTCGGCGCTGTCGAAGGCGCTGCGCGACAACGGCGTCATCACCGGCGCGCAGCACACCGCCGTCAACGCTGAGCTGTCCGGCGGCGGCGTGCCGGGACTGCCCCGATGACCGCGGCGCTGCGGAAGATCCGCAAGGCGCTCGGCGCCCTGCTCGGCGGCGCCACCGGCGCGGCCGTCGTCCAGGTGGCCGCGGCGTTCGAGGTCGACGTCGACCCCACACTCGCCGGTGCCATCGCCATCATCCTCGCCGCGGCCGGCGCCTACCTCGCTCCGGCCAACGACTCGGGCGTGCCCGCGCTCGACCTCGCGCAGACCGTGCTTCGTCGGCTCGGCCACGACCCCAACGACGTGGCGCGGATGAGCGTCACACCGTCGGGCGTCGTGGTCGAGCGCTACCAGCGGGACGAGTTCGGCATGCCCGTGAAGGTCGACCACGGTGACGGTGACTCACACCCGCAGATGGTCCTCGACCAGCACCCGCACCAGGGCCGGGGCTGGCGGGCGGCATGACGCAGCGGGGCTGGGCCGGGCGCCGCGTCACGCGGGCGCGCGCGGCCATCCGCAGACGCGGCCAGGTCCAGCCCTGCACCCGCTGCGGCCGAGCCATCGACCTCGACCGCGAGGCGTGGCACGTCGACCACATCGTCGAGCTGGCGCTCGGCGGAGCCAAGGACGACCCCGCCAACCATGGCCCGGCCCACCCCAGATGCAACACCGCGGCCGGCGGCAAGCTCGGCGGCCAGCTCGCAGCAGCACGGCGGCGAGCACCTACCCAACGCACCGAGAGGACACGACGCTGGTGACCGCAACGCCGCACGAGCTGCTGATCCAGTCCGTCGCCGAGCTGGACCGTGGGCTCCGCGTGCTTCGGCTCGAGGTGGACGTCGCGGTCACCGGGCAACGACGGAAGAGCGCACCAATGAACACGCTCGCCGGGCTGAACGCGATCGTCGGCATGATGGATGCGCTCGTGCCCGCGGTCATGGACCGGAGCCACGTCCCGTCGATGGTCCTGAAGGTGCCGGACGACATCACAGGCGACGAGGCCGACCAGATCCGAGCGGCCGCGGCCGGCGAAAAGTTCAGGACCCTTGGTAACCCCAACACGCAGACCGCTCCCTTTCCCTCCCCACCCGCTCTGACCTGCGACGATGCTCCGTGACCGAGCCGAAGTGCGTCGAATGCGGTGGCGCCCGCCCGCGCCGTTCTAACGCCCGTTACTGCGGGAGTTCCTGCCGGTCGCGTGCCAGTAAACGTCGCCGCGAGAAGCGCGGCCAGGCGTTCCCAGAGGCACATCTGAGCAGGTCAGAGCCGGAATCCCCTCGGATGTCCGCGGGTGCCACGCGGCTCGGATTCGAGATGCACCCGCATCAGCTCGAGCTCGGCGAGCTGCTCGACGACGGCGCCACCACCACCGCGGTTCAGTGGCCGCGCCGCGCCGGTAAGACGACCGCCGTCTGGTCATGGCTGTTCGGCCGCTGCGACCTCGAGCCCGACACCAACATCATCGTCACCGCGCAGACCAGGCAGAAGGCGCGCGAGCGCTGGTACGACGTGAAGCGGGCCATCGAGCGGAGCTGGCCGGAGGTCGCCGGTGGCCCGAAGATCCGCGAGGGCAAGGGCGACGAGTCGTTCGAGTTCCAGAACGGGTCACGGTTGTGGATCGTCGCGCCCGAGTCCGGCAGCGTCCGCGGTGACGCCGTCGACGTCGTCTACGTCGACGAGCCGCAGGAGCTGTCGACCGAGGTGTCGCTGGACATCAAGCAGGCCGTCATGCCGCTGTTCGACACCCGCCCGCAGGGGCAGGTCGTTCTGTCCGGCACGCCGGGGAAGGTCCGGGCCGGCTGGTACTGGGAGGCGCTCAGCACCGGACTGGCGGGCCGCACAGGCATCGTCCGGGGCCGCTACGCCAAGGGCACGGCCGTGTCCGTCTACGCGGCCCAGCCCGACGACGCCTGGGACGACGACGACGTCCTGCTCCGCGTGCACCCCGGCATCGGCACGCTGACCACCCTCGGCCGGATCCTCGAGCGCCGCGAAGAGGCGTCGTCGCCGCTGGCGTTCGCGATGGAGTACCTCGGGATCTGGCCGGGCACCGACGACAGTCGAGCCATCGACCCGGCCCTCTGGGCCGCCGGCGCAGGCGACCTGGCGGAGAAGCCCCGCCGGTTCGGCCTGGCGTTCGACGTCTCCCCGGACTCGAGCACCGCCGCCCTCGTCGCAGGGTGGCGCGACGACGCTGGCCGTGCCCACCTCGAGCTGCTGCTGCACGGCGACCCCCGCGCGGTCGCCAAGGAGGCATACCGGCTGTCGGTGAAGTACCGGCTCCCGATCGCGTACGACTCGATCGGCGCGAACCTCGAAGTCGCCGAGATGCTGGCCCGGTCCAAGCCGAAACCGAAGACGACGCCGATGGGGACCAAGGACGTGGTGACCGCCGAGGCCGGGCTGATGTCCGTGCTGAGGGCCGGCGAGCTGCACCACCCGGACCAGCCCGCCATGAACACCGCTGCCGCCGGCGTGGCCTGGCGCACCCTCGGCGACTCCGGCCAGCTGTTCGGCCGGCGAGCCTCCACGGGGGACATCACCCCGATCGTGGCCGGCTCGGTCGCTCTGCTGGCGTTCGACCGCCTACCGGCACGGTCCGCGATCGTCGTCGCCAGCGTCGCCTGACCGACCCGTCTTCCGCGTCACGAATCGCGCATAACGGCGACCTTCGCGACAAGAGTCTTGACGTCGAGAATCCCCGCATACGGTGTGCCCCGTGAGGTGGCCCTGGCAGCGCATGCGGCGCAGCGAGCCGACCGCGGAACTGATCTCGATCAGTGACCCGGCGCTCGCCGGCTACTTCAACGTCACCCCCAACTTCTCCGGCGTGGTGGTCGGCGAGGCGTCGGCGCTGGCGGTGTCCGCCTTCTACCGCGGCGTGATGCTCATCGCCACCACCTTCGCCGGTCTCCCGTTGAAGACGTACCGCGACACCACCGACGGGCAGCGGCAGCGGATGACGTCGTGGCTGGACGACCCGGGCGGCGTGCCAGGCCAGACGCCGTTCGAGTGGAAAGAGACCTCGATCCTGCACCTGCTGCTGCACGGCGACTGCTTCCTCAAGCACGTCTACACCCAGGGCGGCGCGCTGATCGGCTCGGTGCCGATCCACCCGCAGGCCGTGACCGTGGAGTGGGAGAAGGACCAGGCTGGCCGCTTCACCGGGCGCAAGCTGTACCGGTTCACATCCGACGACGGCCGACCGCGGGTGCTGACCGAGGCCGACCTGACCCAGGTCATGGGGCCGTCGCTGGACGGGCTGCGCGGCCTGTCGCTGCTGGGCGTAGCCCGCAACTCCCTCGGTACCACGATCGCTGGTGACCGGGCCGCGGCCCGCATGTTCCGCGACGGCCCGCTCATCTCCGGTCTGGTGACGCCCGAGGACGAGCTGGAGCCGGACGAGTTCGAGACCGTCCAGGACGGCCTGAACCGTTCGGTCGGCGGGCTGGAGAACGCGGGCAAGATCGCGCTCGTCAGCAAGAAGCTGAACTTCACCCCGTGGACCATGTCCGCCGAGGACGCCCAGTTCCTCCAGTCGCGGCAGTTCCAGATCCAGGAGATCGCCCGCTGGACCGGCGTCCCGGCCTCACTGCTGATGGACCCCGGTGCGGTGTCCACCTGGGGCACCGGCGTGGAGATCCAGAACCGCGGCCTGGCCCGCTTCACCCTGTCCGGCTGGACGGGCCGGTTCGAGCAGCGGCTGTCTCGCACGCTGTCCGACCCGATGTTCTGCGAGTTCGAGTACGCCGGGCTGGAGCGGCCCACGCCGGAGCAGGAGATCGACCTGCTGATCAAGCAGGTACAGGGCGGCATCCTCACCGCCAACGAGGCGAGGCGCGTCCGCAACCTCCCGCCCATCGAGGGCGGCGACCAGCTGCGCACCGGTGGCCCCGCCCCGGCTACGGCGCCACCGGCCATCCAGCCCGCACAGGAGGTCCCGGCGTGAGCCAGACCATCGAGATCGAGAGCATCGCCCGACTGGACATCAAGCCAGGCGAGATCCTGATCGCCACGCTCCCGGAAGGGCTCGACGACCAACAGGTGGACGCCTTCGGCCGGGCGCTCCGCGCAGCCCTTCCCGAGCAGGTGCGCTGCCTGGTCGTTACCGGCGGCGTCGCCTTCCACGTCGCCGCATCAGAGGAGGTGCCGGCATGACGCCGGAAGAGCTGCTGAAGCTGGCCAACCGTGGCCGCAAGCTGGTGCGCCGGCCCGAGGCCAAGGGCGGCGACTGGTTCCGCATCACCAACGCCGACGACGACGAGCGGGCCGAACTGTTCATCTACGGCGCCATCGGCGACTACTGGGGCGACGACGACGTCACCGCCGCAGCGTTCGCCCGGGCACTGCGGACCATCACCGCGCCGAACCTCGACCTGCACATCAACTCGCCGGGCGGGCTGGTGTGGGACGGCATCGCCATCCATGCCGCGCTGCTGAACCACGCCGCCACCGTGGACGTGTACATCGACGGGATCGCCGCCAGCGCGGCCAGCTTCGTGGCCATGGCCGGCGACACCATCGTCATCGAGAAGCCAGCGAAGCTCATGATCCACGACGCGTCGATGTTCGTGGCCGGCAACGCCGACGACATGCGCGAGGCGGCCCAGCTGCTCGACGACCTGTCGGACACGATCGCCACCGTCTACGCCGACCGGGCCGGCGGCGACGTCGAGACCTGGCGCGAGGCCATGAAGGTCGAGACCTGGTACTCCTCCGCCGAGGCGGTCGCTGCCGGGCTCGCCGACCGGATCGCCAACGACACCGCGGCTGCCGTGACGCCGGCCGCTCCTGCGGCTGCCACGCCGCCGCTGGCGGTCCCTGTGGCCGCCACCACCAAGACCCCTGCACCGGCACCGAGCCGGGGCAGCCAGAGCGCCACGACGGCGCACTCCCAGGGAGGACAGGGTATGGACATCGCGGAGATCATGGCTGCCCTCAAGGCCATCATCGACGGTGCCGCCGGTCGCACGCTGACCGACGAGGAAGTCAAGCGTTACGAGGCGCTCGAGGTCGAGCTCGCGAGCAAGCGCACCGAGCAGATCCGCGCCCGCCAGGTCGCCTACGAGACGCCTGCCCGCGACAGCATCACCGCGGCCGTGGCGGCCACGGTGGACGTGGCGCCGGCCAAGGTGGACGACGCCCAGGAGAAGGCGTTCGAGAACTACCTGCGCACCGGCCACCCGAACGCGGACATCGCCGACCTGAGGGTCACCAACGCGCAGGGCACCTCACCGGACAGCGAGGGCGGGTACACCGTCCCGGCCGGGTTCCGGCAGAAGCTGGTCGAGGTGCAGAAGGCGTTCGGCGGGCTCGCCCCAGAGGTCGATTCGTTCAGCACCGAGACCGGCAACTCGATCGAGTACCCGACCCTGGACGACACCGCCAGCGAAGGTGCCATCACCGCCGAGCACGCCGCCGCCTCCGGCGGCACCGACCTGGTCTTCGGCACCGTCAACCTGGGGGCGTACAAGTACACCAGCGCCGGCGCGGGCAACCTCCCGTTGCGGCTGTCGGTGGAGCTGCTGCAGGACTCGGCGGTCGACGTGTCTGGGCTGGTGTCCCGGGCGCTCGGCACCAGGATCGCCCGCAAGCAGGCTCGCGACTGGGTGACCGGCACGGGCACCACGCTGCCGTTCGGGATCGCCCGCGCCGGCCTCACCGCCGACGTCACGCTCGCGGCCGGCAACGCCCTCACGTACGCGAAGCTGCTCGAGGTGGAGACCGCGCTGGACCCGGCCTACGAGCAGAACGCGAAGTGGGCCATGAACAAGGCCACGTTCCAGGCCGTCCGGGCGATCGTGGGCTCCGACGGCCGGCCGCTGATCCAGGAGTCCGCCGAGGCCGGCATCGGCGGCCGCCCGGCGCGCACCCTGCTCGGCTACCCCGTCGTGATCGACCAGGCGTTCCCCAACCACAACACCCTGTCGGCGAAGTTCGCCGTGCTCGGTGACCTGCGCGAGGCGTACGTCATCCGCCGGGTGTCCAACCTCGTGGTCGTGGTCAACCCGTGGACGCGAGCCCACAACGGCGAGATCGAGTTCACCGCCTGGGAGCGCGCCGACGGCAACGTGCAGAACCGCAAGGCGTACAGCCTCGCGGCCGCGAACGCGGCCTGATCGGGGGACGTGACATGGCCGCAGAGCGTCGCACCATCGCCGAGCTCGCCGCGCACGAGCGGGAGCTGATGGCCGAGCTGGCGAAGGTCCGGGTGGAGATCTCCGAACGGGCCGGCCAGGTCGACCCCGAGCCGGAGCCCGACCCCGAGCCGGAGCCCGAGCCGGAGCCCGAGCCGGAGCCCGAGCCGGAGCCCGAGCCGGAGCCCGAGCCGGAGCCCGAGCCGGAGCCCGAGCCGGAGCCCGACCCGGAGCCCGACCCGGTGCCGGCACCGAAGAAGTCCGCCGCCCGGTCCGCATCGAAGAACTGACCCTGGAGGGAGGTGACCCGTGACGGTCTTCTGCAGCGACGACTTCAGCCGGCCGGACGGGCCCTCCCTCGGGAACACCTACACCGGGCAGCCATGGGTCGCGACAGGCTGGGGCACCGTGGCCGGCCGCGGACGCAAAGGCGGCAGCGAGGTCAACGCCGTCGTCGCGTCGACCGGAGCCACCGGCGTGTACGCCGCAACGACTCAGACCATCCCGGCGGCGTCGGGTGACCAGCTGTGCGGGCCGCTGGCGCTGCACACCGACGCCCTCAACTTCGTGCTGTGGGAACGGGTCCTGACCGCGACCGAGGACGCGGTCAAGCTGTACGTGCGCACGGCCGGGACCTTCGTCGAGCGGGCCGTCTACGGCGGCCCGCCCGGCTCCACCGGCATCGACCCCGACGCGGTGCTCGAGCTGGCCGTCGCCGTGGACGGCGCGGTCCTGTCGTGCTCGGTCAACGGGACCGTGCGGGCGACCTACACCCTGAACGTGAGCGAGGCCGCGGCGCTGACCGGTAACGGCGCGGGCATGCGCGACGAGGGCTCGCCCGGCTACTGGGTGGACTTCGTGGTGGCGACCGTCGCCACCGGCCCGACGACGGAATGGGCAGACAAGGACGACGCGAGGCTGATCTGGCCCGACGCCGTCGACATGGACGACGCCCTGCTCGACCACCTGCTCGCCGTCTCGCAAGAGCTGTGCGCGGCGTACGCACCGGCACTCGCCGACGGGGCACCGGTGCCGGCCCGGTACAAGCAGGCCGTCGTGCAGCAGGCCCGGGAGACGTGGTCGAACGCTCAGCGTGACGGCGACGTCCTCGGATTCGACGGCGACTACGCGATCCGGGTCCGCCCGCTGGCGGACTCGGTGAAGCAGCTGCTGCGCCCGAACCGCGCCGTCCCGTCGTTCGGCGTAGCCGTCGAGGAGGAGTCGTGACCAGCGTTCAGAAGTGGGCCGCCGACGTCCTCGACGCGGCGCTGAACGAGGAGCCCGAGCATCCGAAGGACTACATCGTCCGCGGCTACGACTGGGCGCCCGACGCCGCAGAGACCGGCAAGACCTACGTCAGCGTCATCCGCACCCTCACCGAGCCCGCCCCGAACGCGCAGGGCGCCCGCCGCCACGAGCTGACCATCAGCGTGATGACCAGCATCACCGACCCGACCCGCGCCGACGAAGCCCTCGACGAAGCGTTCACCGCCGTCCTCGGCGTCATCGACACCGACCCGGACTTCGGCGGCCTCACCTGGACCAAGGCCGACCGCACCGTCAACGGCAACCAGCAGTACCCCGGCATGGCGATCACCGCCGAGTGCTACACCCCGAAGGAGACACCCTGATGACGACCATCCCCGTCGCGCCGTTCGTGCTCAAGGACGTGCTCCTGGGCATCGAGGTCGACAACTACGAGGCACACGTCAGCGCGGTGACGTTCACCCCGGCGAACAGCGCGCAGGAGTGGCGCGGCCTGACGCCGACGGCGGTGTTCACCGACCCCGGGTCGGAGACGTGGACCGGGACGTTGGAGATCGCGCAGGACTGGGAGACCCCCGACTCGCTGGCCCGCTACCTGTTCCAGAACGCCGGCTCCACGAAGGCTGTGACGTTCAAGCCGAAGTCCGGGTCCGGGCCGACGTTCGAGGTGCAGCTGACGCTCGTGTCCCCGGCCATCGGTGGCGCCGGCAACGCCTACGCCACCGCGTCGGTGGCGTGCGGCGTGCAGGGCCGCCCGACCCTGGTCGACCCGTCGCCGGCACCGACCGCCTGGGCGGCGACGACCGTGTACGCGGTGGGCGACCGGGTCAGCATCTCCAGCGGCACCGTGGTCCTGCGGGCGCTCACCGCCGGCACCTCCGGCGGCACCGTGCCCGTCGCGCCCGGCCGCAGCAACGTCGTCATCAACGGCACCGTCGCCTGGCTGCAGACCACCTGACCATGCTGCGCGTCGGAGACCACCGCGAGCTGCAGGCCGTCGTCCTCGCCATGAAGGCGATGGAGCGCGGCCTGGCTCGCGACCTCCGACGCGACACGGTCAAGGTGATGAACCCGGTGTGGAAGCAGCTGGTCGACCGGAACGCGACCAGCGCGATGGACACCCGGGTCATCGCCAAGGGCGCACGGATCAAGGGCGGCAACCCGCCGGTGATGATCGCCGCGTCGTCGCGGCGGGCACTGGCCGGCGGGCTGATCCCAGTGGCGGGCTGGTCAGGCTTCGAGTTCGGCTCCAATCGCAGCCGGAAGACCACCTACAACCGCCGGAACCGCAGATCGGGTGGAACCCACCAGGTCACCCGGAACACCACAGCACAGCTACCGGCGCGGGCGCCGAATGGGCGCGTGGCATACCCGGCCGCCGCCGAGATCGGGCCGCGGCTGGCGTCGCTGTGGGTGCAGACCGTGGTCCGGAGAGTGCACGAGGCAGCCGAAGGGAGGCAGTGAGATGGCTCGGCCGATCAGCATCCCGATCGTCTCCGACGTCTCCGCCTTCATCAAGGGCACCTCCGACGTGGAGCGTGCGCTCGACGACGTCGCCGACAGCCTCGACGACCTGTCGCGGGAGGCGCAGGGGGCCGGGGACGATGCCGGCCGCGCCCTGTCCGACGGCATCGAGGACGGCGCCCGCGACGCCGAGCGGGCACTCGACGACGTCGGCAAGTCCGACGGGCTGGAGCGTGTCGGCGAGGACGCGAAGGAGGCCGGGCGCGAGGCCGAGTCCGCGGCCGAGCGGATGGAGAGCAGCTTCCGCGAGGCGTTCGACTCGGTGAAGAAGGAGTCCCGCGACGCTGGCCGGCGCGTCGGCGACGACACCGCCGACGGGTTCGACAAGGCCAAGGAGGGCGCGTCGGAGTTCCGCGACGAGGCCAACTCCACCGCCCGCGAATCAGCCGCCAGCTTCGACGGCAGCGCCGCGTCGATCACCGACGCGTTCCAGGAGATCGCCGCCAACGCCTTCGCCGGCTTCGGCCCGGCCGGTGCCGCCGCCGGGCTGGGTATCGCGGCTGGCATCGGCCTAGCGACGTCGGCGTTCGACAAGGCCAAGGAGCGCGCGCAGCAGCTGCGCGACCGGGTCGGCGAGATCCGCGACGGCTTCCTCGCGGTGAAGGTCGACGGCGAGTCTGCGCTGAGCGTCGTCGCCGAGCGGATGCGGGAGATCGTCACAGAGACCGACCCCGCCGCGGTGAACCTCGACAAGCTCGCTGACGCCGCCAAGGGCCTGTCCGAGGTCGACTTCCGCGACTTCCTCGCCGGTGTTGCCGGTGACCCGGCGGCGCGGGAGCGGGCCATCGAGCTGGCCGAGCAGGAACTGCAGCTGGCCAAGGACCGCGACATCAGCGTGCTCGGCGTGCTGCGCGGCGAGGGCCGCGAGCGGGCCCGGCAGATCTCCATCGCCGAGGAACGCCTCGAGCTGCTGGGCGCGGAGCAGACGGCACAGGAGAAGGCCGCGACCGAGCGGCACGACCAGGCCGCGCAGGCGATCGCCGACGACGAGGAACGCGCCCGCAAGACCGAGGAGACCAACGCCCAGATCGAGGAGGCCCGCGGCGCCCACGACGAACGGCTCGCCGCCGCGCGTGAGGCGAACAAGCAGGCCGAGGAGGAGGCGCAGCAGGGCCGCGTCGATGCCGCGCTGGCCGCCGACCAGGCCATCGCCGACGACGTGACCCAGGTCACCAGCGCGTGGCAGGAGCACTTCACCAAGATCTCCGAGGACAACGAGATCACCATCGGTGAACTGAACGCCAGCCTTGACCAGATGATCGCCGACCAGACCACGAAGATCGAGAACTGGACCTGGGCGCAGGCCAACCTCACCCGCGAGCAGATGCTCGGCCTGGAGCAGTTCGGCGAGCAGAAGCACGAGGTGCTGGACACGCTGATCAACACGCCGCCGGAGGCGCGGCAGGAGGCGCTGAACAAGCTGCAGACCACCGGCTCGCGGATGGGGCAGGCCGAGGGTCAGGGCTTCATCGACGGCCTGGGCCGCACCCTGCCCGAGACCGTCAACGGGCCGAGCGTCCGCATCCCCGGTGTGGACGACGCGCAGGTTGAGCGGTGGATCTCCGGCATCGAGAAGCGAACGGTCTACCTGGACATTCAGGGCCGGGTCAACGGGAGGCAGCCGGTATGACGACGATCTCCGACGGCACCACCACCCTGACGCCGCTGCTGGTGCTCGGCTGGTCCCCGACCCGCGAGGCCCGCACCCGCGTGCACCAGCTGATCGGCCGGCCCGACCCGGACGTCACGCTGCGCCCGCACGCACTGCGTACGGGGACGCTGCGGATCCTGTGCGCCGACGAGGCCGCCGCGGCGGCTATGGAGCAGCTGCACGCCCGGGGGGTCGTGCTGACGCTGGCCGATGACGACCTGACAACGGTCGCTGGCGCCTACGTGGTGTCGGGCACGATCACGACCGAGCTGGACACGCAGACCCTCACCCGCTGGGTGGTCACGGCCGACTTCACGGAGGTGACCCCGTGACCGCCTCCACCCACATCAACCGGCTGCAGGTCGCCGGGTTCACCTTCGAGCCGGACACCATCTCGCTGGACCTCGACGAGGACCGTGTGCCGTACGCGCTCCTGCGCGCAACCCTCCCGATCGACAACCGCGACCGCGACGTCACCACGAACGGGCACGGACAGTTCGGCGCCCGGGACGTTTTCGCGCAGGACCCGGAGTCCTGGTGGTTCAACCCTCACGGCGTTCCAGGCCCGGCCGACACCGTGCTCGTCGACGGCCAGTGGGTGACGACCTGGACGGCGCCTTCGTCGGCTCTGCCGCACTCCCGCACCAGCTTCCAGTACGTGCCGGTGCAGGGGCTCTACTCCTACACCGCCGCCACCCGCGTGCTGGCTGACGTCGACCTGCTCACGGTCACCATGTACGTCGAGCTGGTCCGCGAGGGCGGCTGGTTCTCCGAGGTCGGGCGGGTCACCGTCAGCGACGTCCCGGCTGGGCAATGGCAGCACATCGAGGTCGAGTTCGCCGCGCCGGCGCGGCCGGAGTACATCCACGTGCACGTCGAGACGCGGGCCGCCGCCGGCTACGAGATCGGTGACCAGCTGCGCCAGGACGGCGTGCAGCTGTACCGGGCCTCGCCCGTCCTCACCCTCGACCCGCGCACCAGCCCGCCGCAGCGAGTCCACGTGGCCATGACGCAGGCGTTCGGGTACGGCCGCCCGCTGTCCGACCTGTCCACCGACTACGCCGGCCAGACGCTCGCCGACATGGCGATCGCGCCCACCGTCATCGGCCCGGACGACCCGTCTTTCGAGTACGGCGTCAGCGAGTGGTCGCCGAGCCCGAACGACACCGCCGCCTCGGCGCTTGCCCGCAGCGACGCGCAAGCCCACACCGGCACCTACGCGATGGAGATCACCGGCACCGGCACTGGCGTGCTGGCAGCCGCGTGGACCAGCGAGATGTTCCCGATCGACACGCTGGTGCGCTGGTACCGGGAGGCGTGGATCTACCCCACTACGGCTCTCACGCTGGCCAGCCTGCGCACCTACTTCTACGACGCCGATCAGGTCGAGTACGAGTGGGTCGGGACGGCGACCGCCAACCCCGCAGCCGGGCAGTGGCATCGCCTCCGCTCGGTGCTCAACGTCCCCAGCGCCAGCGAGGCCGAGAACTACCGGTTCGCCCGGCTGGAGATCCGTCTGTCCGGGACCAACCCGCACGCCTACGTCGACGACGCCATGTTCCGGTACGGCCGGCTCAACCTGGCCTCGTTCACCGCCGAGTACGGCGAGCCGTTCAACCCCGGCGGCTGGCAGCCGTCGACACGCGTCCGCGCCAACCTCCACCTGCGGGACCGGAACGTCGACCACGCCGCCGTCACCGTCGAGCTGGTCGCCGCATCGGCCGACGCGCTGCTGATGGACTACGCACTGACCGCCACCACGGCGATGACACCGTCCGGGTCGACCATCCGCGACTGCGTGAACATGGTCCTCGGCCACGTGCTCGGCGTCGCGCTGCCCGCCGGCTCCACGGGCGGCGAGCTCGTCGAGACCGACGCGCTGCCATGGCAGCCCGGCGAGGGCGCCTGGGACTACCTGTCCGGCATCATCGGCATCGCCAGCCTGCGGCTGTGGTGCGACGAGCGCGGCGCCTGGCACCTCGAGGACCCCGAGGTGCTGATCGTGCCCGGCCAGCTCGCCGCCTCACCGCTCACCGCAACCGACCTCACCGACGCCCTGTCCCGCGAGAGCGCCGGCTGGGGTGACAGCGCCGTCGTCACCTACGAGTGGGACGACGCCGGTACCGGGCAGCGCCGCACCCGCTACGACGCCGCCGGCGTCGCCGGCACCCGCACCATCACCCGCACCGTCGAGCGCCCATACCCCGGCGCCGGGCTGGCCCGCGGCATCCTGCGCCGCGCCCGGGCGCTCGGCCGCGTGCTCGGCCTGGGCGGCGTCTCGGACTACAGCGTGCGGCCATACCAGCCATTCCTGATGACGATGCCCGACGGCAGCCTCCAGGCCGGCGCCGTCGCAGCGGTGTCCTGGTCGCAGCCCGACGACGTCATGACCGTGCGCACGCGGGACCTGCTCGGCATCACCGTGAACAGCTACCTGTACACCCCGCCCGGGGTGAGCTACGACGACGTCCCGGCCGGGGTGTCGTACGACGAGTACGCCTGGGAGGGCTGACGAATGGCCAACGGCGACGACGCCGCCGCGGTCGGCTACGACACCGTCGCGGGCTCGGAGGACATCCGGCAGGCGTACGACGAGATCAACGTCAGCCGGGACTACCTCGCCCGGCACCGCACGTCTGGCACCCACCGCGCCGACCAGATCACCAGCGGCACGCTGCCCGTGAAGCGCGGCGGCACCGGGCGCGCCGACCTGTTCGACACCGAGCACGAGTCGGGGCCCCGGCCGAGCACCTTGCGCATCCTGGTCGTCGACAACGAGAACCGGGTGTTCGCGTCCATCGGCGACATCTGGCCGGAGTACATCGGCTACCGGGTGCACTTCACCACCCTGCTCGACGTCGACTTCGACGACGGCCAGGCCGTCGAGCCGCACGGCGCACCGTTCACGCCGACCGAGGTCATCGTTCAGGGGCTCCTCACCGCAGCCGGCGGCCTGGTCGTGTGCACGGCGCGGGCGGACAACGAGCCGGCGAACTCGGAGAACGTGTTCCTGCGTGCCCACAACGCGGCCGGCCCGTACAACAGCATCCTGTCCAAGATCGTCATCCTGTGCCTGAGGGAGGCCTGACGTGCCCGGCTCCCCCGACGCGAACGGCATCTACATCTACGACGAGACCGACCTCGCCTCGCCGTTCTCCGACCTGCTCAACCTGGGCCAGGAGGCGACCTCGGACGAGATCGCCAACGACCGTGCCCGCCTCACCGCACTCGAGGCGCAGGGCAACGCGTCGAGCTGGACGCCGACCTTCACCAACGCCACGGTGGGCAACGGCGCGGTGAACGCCTACTGGGCACGGCTCGGTGATCTGGTCGCCTGGCAGTGGAAGTGGGTGTTCGGGTCGACGTCGACCATCAGCGGCACCTTCACGTCCGACCTGCCTACTGAGGTCACGGGCGCGCAGTGGATGAACGTCGGCGCCGGATACGTCGGTCGCGGGACGAGTGTGACCGGTCGAACAACGCTCGTGTGTCGCATGTCGAGCAGCATCGCCTTCAACCTGTTCGGTGACGGCCTGAGCGTCAACGCCACGCCACCGATGGGCGCGCCGTGGACGGCCGGAGACGTCATCAGCGTGGGAGGGGTGTACTTCGCAGCATGACCGATGAGGAGACGACCGAGACGAGGATCGTCGGGCTCGGCAGCGCCGGCGGCGTGCCGATGTGCGTGCACGTCGACGGGTTCGAGCACGAGGCGGAGCGGGACAAGTTCGGCTTCGCGATGCTCGACCCGGAGTGCACCGCCGGCCCGGAGGCGACCCCGTGAGCGACGACGCGATCACCTCCGACCACGATCGCATCGTGGAGATCCACACGCTGCTGCGGGAGAATCTCGTCCCGAAGGTCGCCGACCACGAGTCCCGCATTCGTCGCCTGGAGAAGGCCGTGTGGCTGGCCGCCGGGCTCGCCGCGGCCGGCGGGTCCGCGATCGGGTCGCTCATCGGCGGCGGCGCCTGACCACCGACGGAGCCCCGCCACCACGAAGGGTGACGGGGCTCCGCTCGGCGCTGGCCGGGTCTCCGCAGGCTTGAGGACCCGCTCTCCGGCCATCCATTCCGTAGGTCCGCTGCTGGCACCATGCGCCATTGCTGCGGCGGTGAGGTTGACGCCGAGTCTCAGCAGCCAGGCTCGCCCGGGTAGCAGAGCGCGTCGTCGAGCTGCTCGACCTCCTGTTGCGTCTCGCGGTCTCCGCGGGCGTCGCGCTGCTCGAGGACGACGATCGGGACGACGACCAGAGCGACAGCTGCGAGGGCGAGCGCCAGCAGCAGGACGATCGGCGGGCGCTGCCCGGCCGTCGGTCGGCTCGGCGTGGGTTTCGTCATGATCGTCATCTAGCACACTCCCCGGACAGTTGATACGGCGGCGCGACGGTGAACGGTATCCCAAATTGGGATTATCTGGTAGCGTCCCGCCGCGAGAGGCCGGACGCGTGGAACGTTGCGCGGGGGCCTGGGATGGTGGATGGGGTACACAGAGCGAGCGGTCCGGCACCTCCACGGTGCCGGACCGTCGTGCGTTCGGTCAGTAGCGGATCGGTGCGTCGATCACCTGGCGGTCGACGAGCAGCACGGCGACGACGAACGCCAGCAGCACGGCGAGCACGACCAAGGCGAGGAACTTAGGGTCACGCAGCATGGCCGCCACCGCCCGTCTCGTCGGCGAGGCCACGCCGTGCGATCCCGGCGACCACGTCGGAGGCGGCTCGCAGGTCGCGGCCTGCGGCCGCGGTGGCGATCGGGTCCGTGGTGACGATCTCAGCGTCCGCGATCACGTCGAGCGCCGGCGCGACGGTGCGGGCGCCGTCCGGGCCGATGCGGGAGCCGTCGACGTCGACGGCCCATCTCGTGGTCCGCTGCGCCCACCAGAGGTGTCCGGCGCTCATCGTGCCGCCGCCGGCGTCTTGGCGAGCTGCTCGCGCAGCGCCGTCAGGCCGATGCGCTGGGCGTCGACGGTCTCGGCCGCCGCGGCGAGCGTGACCCGGGCGCCGTCGAGCTGGCCGCGCACGCGGTCGAGGTCGTCCAGCACGAGGTCGACCAGCTGGACCATCGGGTGGTGGGTAGGGTCTGGCATGGGTCTGTCCTCCTGTGTAGGCAGGTGGGTGGATCAAGGACCCGCCGGCGTGTTGGTAGCACCCGGCGGGTCCGCTCGTTCACGGTCGGGAAACGCGGGACCTCCCCTCTGTCGCCGCTTGGTCATCGGCGTCAACTCGCGGTTGACAGCCGATCGACGTCCGCGGCCCACCGCTTATGGGCGGCCTGCCGCGTGGTCCCGGTGGCTACAGCGATCTCTGCCCAGGAGAATCCGGCGTCGCGCAACCCGACGATGGCCTGCACGATCGCGGCGTCGACGTCGCGTGACAGCGCGAGCAGCTCGACCAGGTCTTCGGGGTCGGACGCCGCCATGCGCCGGCCCAGTGCGCGTAGCACCCGCCGCGCGAACGCGACGTACTCGGCGTGGTCGCCGCGGGCGCTCATTGGTCCTGCCCGCCGGGACAGAGCAGCCCCAGCTCGATGTCGAGGCCGTCGACGGTGACGGTGGCGCGCACGGAGCACCCGGGGCCGGTCATGTACTCATAGACGCGGACGCCGAGCATGGCGGCCCAGGCGGCGATGTCCTCGCGGCTCTCGACGGTCCAGCTGGCGTAGACGTTGCCGCCGAGGTGCTCGCTGTGCCGGCCGATCGTCAGGTAGGTCGGCGGCGCCAGTTCCCGGTGCGTGTCGAGGATGTCGGCGACGGCTTGGACCTCACGGGCACCGATCGGGCGCTTGACGTCGGTCGCGACGGCTTCGGTCGTGGTGGTCATGGTTTTGGTCCTCTCACGCGGGCCGCGCGGCGGCACACTGATCATGATCCTGGTTTGGGATATCGCGAGGTGAGCCGGTCGAGTTCACCCCGTGGAGAAGTCGCGGCGCTCGGCCGAGTACGAGCACCTGTGCGCGGTGCTGCGGCAGCTGCGGCGCGAGGCCGGACTGACCCAGTACGACGTCGCCGGTCGGCTCGGCGCGCACCAATCGTTCGTATCCAAGTACGAGTCCGGGGAACGCCGGCTCGACGTGGTCGAGCTGGCGCACGTGGCCGAGGCGCTGGGGTCGTCGCTGGCCGTCGTGGTCGAGCGGTTCGAGGCCGCCCGGCGCGGCTGATCGGCTGGTCGTCATCGCCCCCGGTCCCCTCATGCCGCCAGCTCGCCCGGCTCGCGGCGCCGCACCGGCACGCCGGCGGCGGCGTGCACCAGCCGCCGTCGACGGTCGTCGGGCACGTGGACGTACCGGCGGGTCGTGTTGGGGCTGGCGTGGCCGAGCACGTCTTGGAGCGCGAACAGGTCGTCGCCGGCCGCGTACGCCTTGCTCGCGAACCGGTGCCGCAGCGAGTGCATCGTCCACTTGCCGGGCATGAGCCGCGCGAGCAGCTTGCCGACCCAGCGCGGCGACAGGTGGCCGTCGACGTGGCCGGGGAAGAAGTAACCCGGGCCGAGCATCAGCAGCTCGGCGGCGACGGTGTCCAGCAGCGGCACGACGCGGGTCTTGCCACCCTTGCCGTGCACCAGCAGCGACCAGCCGGTCAGGTCCTCTATGAGGTCGTCGGAGTGGGCAACCGCGACCTCACCGCGGCGTAGGCCCTGCTCCTCAGCGAGCCGCACCATCAGCCGCTCGCGGCGGCTCGCCGCTAGCAGCGTTTCCTTGTAGACGCGGTCCGGTGTCGGCCGCGGGCTGGGCTGGCCGGGCGCGACGCTCGGCAGCGCGAGCGCCGGGTTCGCCGTCGTGCGGGCGGTGCCGTACGCCCAGCCGTAGAACTTCCTGAACGAGGCGTAGTAGCTGCGGCGGGTCTCCGCCGCCCAGCGTTCGCCACCGACCCAGCGGATCAGCTCGTCGTCGGTGATCTCCCACGGCCCTGTCGGGGAGAACACGCGCGCGAGCCGCTTGACGTGGGCGGTGCGGGTGTCGATGGTTGTCTTGGGTGCGCCGGCGGCGCGTAGAGCGGTCGCGAACGAATCGATCGCAACCGCCCATTCCGGGGAAAATGGGCTAGTCACGCGCAATGCAATATCCCGTTCCGGGATCAT